CAGTGGCGATACCTGAAAGAGTCAAAACCAAAATGAAAGAGGAGGGGCTGAAGGGCGTTAATAAACCTAAACGTACTCCTAACCACCCAACTAAGTCTCACTGTGTGATGGCGAAGGAAGGTGACACGTACAAGTTTATTCGTTTTGGTCAGCAGGGCGTTAAAGGTGCAGGTAAGAATCCTAAGTCAGCTAAAGATAAGGCACGTAAGCGTAGCTACTATGCACGTCACAATGCACAGGACTCAAAGCCTAGCAAGTTAAGTGCTCGTTATTGGAGTCATAAAGTAAAATGGTAAACCTATCTAAACCTACACAGAAACTGTTTAAGAAGAAGTACACCTCTGAGCTAGATGAAGGGCAGTCACCTTCTCGTGGTACTCTAGACGTGGAATCGGGTAAAGCTGGTAAGGTGACACAAGCAACTGGCACAACGATGAAAGAGGCAGCGTCACTAGGATCACGTGCACGTGCTAAACTTGTAGCTGCACTGGAGACTATGGAAGAGAAAGGTACTCTTTCAGCGAAAGATAAAAAGCTACTAGATAAACTGAATGCAATGTCTGAGGAACAGGATATTGCTCGTACTAAGGCTGCTAGTAAAACGAAACGTGATGCTGCATCTAAAGATAAAGGTGTGAGCCTAGCAGGTGAAGAGGGCGTTATCAGAGCTAAAGCTAAACAGAAACTTAAAGATAGTGACATGATGGTTGGTAACACAACGAATGGTATCACAAAAGATGGTGAGATTATTGGCAACCCAACTGACAATCAGATTGCTACAGTTGTACGTAACATGGAAGCCCGTGAAGCCTTGAGTGCAGCAGCTAAACGCAACCTTGAAAAATTGAAGAACATGTCTAAGAAAGACAGACAGGATGCTGCACTACGTAAAATGGAACGCAAGTTAAAAGATACAGGTGCAGATAAATCAGGTCGTGCATTCAAACAAGGTGGGGCAGTTCGTAGTGGACACACAGACTATCGTTCACGTGGCTTGTTCTACAAGTGAATATAGAAAGTGAGAAGAAATAAAATGTGGGTCGGTATTATGCTAGTCTGTTTTGATCCTATGGCATTGTCCTGTAAGATCATAGCTAAACCTGAACCCTTCTATAGTGAAGAAGCGTGTCTAAAAGAAGCTGAACAGATAGCTACTACGATACGACAGGGGGGTGCTTATGCTACTCCCCATTGCCATAAAGTTGAAGGAGCGTCAGCGTGAAACAAGTACCAGCAAACAATAAAGGATTAGCCAAGCTACCAACAAAGGTCCGTAACAAAATGGGTTACATGAAACGTGGTGGTATGGTTAAGCCTAAAGTTAAAATGAATAAAGGTGGGTACGCCAAGTGTGGCGCATCCTATAAAGGGTAAAAGATGACACCAGAACAAATATCACAGATTAGTGCTCTTGGTTACTTTGTGGTGAATCACGGGCAACATGTAGAAGATATAAATAAAAACGTAGTTGTCACAAAAGATGTAGACGGTAACTACCAAACTGAGATTGCTGAACTACAAGCTATTTTAGCACCAGTTAAAAAGGTACGTGCTCGTAACGATAAAGGTCATTACGTAAAGGATGATCCTAATACACCTGAGAATGAAGCATGGACAACTAAAATAATTAAGAAGGTTACACGTAAAAAGAAAAAATAGTAACCATTGGATTAACACACAGGAGACACACACATGAGCAATCCATATCAAATCCGAACTGACTTACTAGCAATGTCTAAAGAGATGTTAGACAAAGGCTATGAATCACAGATGGAAGTAGCACGTAAGGCTATGGACATCTATAAAGAAAACACTGAGCAAGCTCTGGAAGCATGGAAACGTTATGTTCCAAAGATGTATACACCAGAAGAGATTGTATCTAAAGCTGAAGAGCTATATCAGTTTGTTACTGACAAAGGCGAAAAGTAATTGGTAGCAAGAAACTACAGCACAGTATCAAAAGCACTTAGCATTTCCGCTACTTCAGGTGGTGCTAGTGCTGATGTTTTATACACATGTCCTGCAAATTACGATGCAGAAATAGATTTTCTTCATGTAACAAATGGTGCAGCTTCTACAGACAATGTGTCTATACAATGGTATCATGCAGATGATACTACTTATCATACTATTGTAAATGCAAAATCTATAGCTGGTAATGACGTTTATGACGTTTTACAAGGAAGTAATGTGTTTTATTTACATGCTGGTGATAAGATTGTGTGCTACGATGGTGGTGGTACTTTAGGTGTATCACTATCAGGAAAAGAGTTCTTTAACCCCAATAGAACATAACGGGGTTGCAAAATTGTCAATAGTATGATATAACTATTTGTGATATAACTATTCTTGTAAAGCTGCAATGCAGCGTTTAACACACACAAGGAGATAGTTATGAAACAGTGGTTAAAAAAAGTATTCATCAAATTAATTGAAGCACGACAAGCTGAAGCTAATCGTCGTATTGCTATGATGCAGCTAGGCAGTATGTCAGATCGTGAACTAAATGATATTGGCATTGGACGTGGGGATATACGGAGAGTAGTGTATGAAGAAGCCGACGAGGAAAAGAGTAACAACCTCAAAAAAGAAGATGGCTCGTGGCGGCAGTACATCTACAGTAAACTCGGCTGGGAACTACACAAAGCCAACCATGCGTAAGAATCTTTTTAATAAGATTAAAGCTGGTAGTAAAGGTGGTGGAGCAGGTCAGTGGTCTGCTCGTAAAGCTCAGATGTTAGCAAAGCAATACAAAGCGAAAGGCGGGGGTTATAAATAATGGCCCTCGCTAAATCACAACAGAGTCTTAAAAAATGGACTAAGCAGAAGTGGAGAACTAAAAGTGGTAAACCATCAACGCAAGGTCCAAAAGCTACAGGAGAACGTTACCTACCTGAAGCTGCAATTAAAAATATGTCTTCTTCTCAATATGCAGCTAGTACTGCAAAGAAAAGAAAAGATACAGCAGCAGGTAAACAGTTTTCTAAACAGCCTAAAGGTGCAGCTAAAACGTCTGCTAGGTATCGGAGAAAATAATGGTTGATGACTACGATCTAAATGGTAATGGTACCTTAGACCAAGATGAACGTGAGATCATGTTAGAAGATCGCCGCCGCCGCATGGAAGATGAAGATCACAAGCGTGATGCTCAGTTAAAAATGACATGGTTTGCGTTGTCAGGCATGTTAGCGTATCCACTATTGATTGTAATAGCTTCATTCATGGGATTGTCTGAGGCTGCTAATCTTTTAACTGATATTGCTGCAGTGTATGTTGTAGCTGTATCAGGTGTAACGGCTGCATACTTTGGTTTTACTAGTATGGGTGCTAAGAATAATGTACCGCCATCTAAGTAGCCTATGCCTGATCCTATTACTATCTAGTTGTGGTTTAACTAGCTTACCCTTTTTTGGAGGTGGTGGTGGCCCAACTGTAAACTCCAATGCACAAATAGGCAAAGAGAATACTCAGCAAGTTGTAGCCCAGCAAACTAAACAAGAAGCTGGTAGAGACATCGTAACTGAGAATAAAGAAGTAGAAGCTGAATCTATAGATAAGCTGACAATTAAAAATACTAACATTCCAGTGTGGGTAATACTACTGTTAATACTAGGATGGTTACTACCTACACCAACGCAAATAGGACAGGGTTTGTATAATCTAATATCCTTACCGTTTAAGAGGAACAAAGATGGCGTTTAAACTTTCAAGTAGATCATTGAAGAAATTAGAGGGTGTTCACCCTGATATGGTAGCTACAGTTAACCGTGCTATTGAACTGACAACTGTTGACTTCGGAGTGACGTATGGTGTCAGAACTTTAGCAGAGCAAGAACGTTTGTATAAATCAGGACGCTCACAAACCATGAAGTCAAAACATTTGATTCAAGGTGACGGTTACTCACATGCCGTAGACCTTGTAGCCTACGATGGTTCAGACGTAGTTTGGGAAATTAATGTTTACGATAACATTGCAGATGCAATGGCAGAAGCAGCCAATGAAGTAGGTTGCAAAATTAAGTGGGGAGCCGCATGGTCAGTAGGAAATATTGCGGCTTACGTAGGTACAATGGAAGATGCTATGAATGAATATATTGATCTTCGTCGTTCCCAAGGCCGTAGGCCGTTCATTGATGGCCCACATTTTGAACTAATAGTATAAGGATACTAAAAAAATGACACCAAAACCAAAAAGACCAAAAGCACCTAAAAGGAATAAAACACAACCATCATCAGGCTCTGCCAGTAAAGCTAAAACTAAAGGTGGTGGACTGTTTGGATTTTCAAAAAGAAAAACACGAAATAATAAAGGCGTAACACAGGTAGGCAGTGGCCCCAGAAAAAAACCATCAGTACGTTCTAAACGTAAGCCAACGCCATTTCCAGGCAGTCCTGCTGATATGCAGCCTGATACAGGTCGTCCCGTTGGTCCTCCAACACGTGAAAAACGTAAGCCAACACCATTTCCAGGCAACTCTAGACCAGTACGTGGTGGGGGTAAACCAAAACCACCAACACGTGAAAAACGTAAACCTACACCATTCCCAGGTAGTTCTGCTGATATGAAACCTGATACAGGTCGTGGTACTGATAAACCTGTTGGTCGTCCAAAAGGTGGACCAGTTAAAAAAAGACCACTTCCTAAACCTATTAAGGAAACTAAAACTGGACCAGTTAAGAAAAGACGAAAGTTGGCACAACCAAGACCAATCAACCCTACTGGAAAGGTTTCCTTCAGAGGACCAAGACTGATTAGTCGTAAACGTAAATAAAAGGAAATTAGAATGGCCCGTGAGTTAACTGAACAACAACAAAAATTTTTAGCAGTCTTGTTTGACGAGGCAGGTGGTGATGTTCTCACAGCTAAAAGGCTTGCGGGTTATTCTGACACTACATCTACAACACAAGTTGTGACTAGCCTCAAGGAAGAGATCATTGATGCTACTCAGTTGTTTATGTCACGCAATGCACCTAAAGCTGCTATGGCTATGGTAGGTGCTTTGTATGACCCAACAGAACTAGGCATTCGTGATAAAATGCAAGCAGCTAAAGAGTTACTTGATCGGACAGGTCTTGTTAAGACTGAGAAGATGCAAGTTGAGGCAAAGGGCGGTGTTATGTTAATGCCACCAAAACAAATGGAAGAAGATGACTAAGCCATTAAAGCAATGGAAGTTACCCCAACCAACTGACATAAAAGAAAACAACGAATGGGTTCCAATCCCACGTATATCACGTACTATACCATTTGGATATGACGTAGACCCCGACGATCCAGACGTACTGTTACCCAACGAATACCAACTAGATATGCTAGAGAAAGCAAATCAGTATTTAAAACAGTATTCATATCGTGAAGTAGCCAACTGGCTAACACGAAATACAGGTAGAGAAATATCTCACGTAGGTTTGAAGAAGCGGTTAGACAATGAGCGAAGAAGAAAAAACAAAGCTGGAAGCCTACGCAGATGGGCAGACTATGCGAAAAAGGCAATCGCCAAAGCGGAGGAACTCGACCAGAAACGCCTCGGCGCAAAAACGAACAACAGCCAAGAAGAAACCAGCGCAGCCGAAACCTGATCCAATCGTAAATGAAATACCGATTGAGCAGCAGCACAATGTAATTTTTAAACCTAATGCTGGCCCCCAGACTGATTTCCTAGCAGCAGGTGAACGAGAGGTGCTATATGGCGGTAGTGCTGGTGGTGGCAAGTCTTATGCTATGTTGGCTGATCCTTTACGTTATATGGGTCATCCTGCTTTTTCGGGCTTGCTTCTTCGTCATACAACAGAGGAACTGAGAGAACTTATCTTTAAGTCTCAAGAGATGTATCCTAAGATATGGCCTGGAATTAAATGGTCAGAAAGAAAGATGCAGTGGACTGCGCCCTCTGGTGCGAGGTTGTGGATGTCCTACCTAGACAAGGAAGATGACGTTCTGCGTTACCAAGGTCTAGC